TAGCAGCTTCTTTTGCTTTATCAGAGGGCTTAAGGAAAGCACGCAATAAACCAAGCATTGCTGTCATGGCTTGGTCTGATTTAATACCTTGTCGAGTCATTGTAGCAATAGCCGCAAACATATGTTGTAACTTTACACCGGCTATTGCGGCAGTAGCGGCCAGCTTACCTATGTCTTGGGCTAATTCTTCAGCTACAATCTTACCACGTTTAACTGTTTGGAACATTAAGTCAGTTACGTCTGCGGTTTCTAAAGCTGTTAGTTGGTAGGCGTTTAAGACAGTGGTAATAGCATCTGCTGAAGTCTTAACATCAGTTAAACCACCCACAGCAAATACAGCTGATTGTTTTAATACGTCTAAACCTTTGCTGGCTTTGACAGATGCTGATAAAATATCATATAAACCTCTAGATAATGTATCAGTTGTCTGACCATACTGAGATGCTAGGTTCATGAGACTCTTTGAGTATTGCCTCATATAAGGCATAGTATCATGTACAAGCATAGTACTGATTTCAGCTAAAGCCTTTTCATACTTAATAGCTTCAACTGTGGCGAAGGTTAAACCTGCACCAGCTAAAAAGAAAGCAGTTTTAGCCGTCCCGCCAAGTATATTAAGAGTTCTTATTGTAGCTATAGCGGCTCTGTCTAAAACTTTCATACCAGTTATTATTTGAGCCAAACCTTTTGATTTAAATAAAACGTAAAGGTTTGCTACACTACCTGAAGTACTACCAATAGACATAATATATATCCTTAATTACGTATATAAGCTTGACGCTTAGGTATAGGTAATCCTTTCTTTATGGCTGCTTCTTTTATCTTTTCAAAGTCTTCTTTAACTACTCGACCTTTACCCTCACCTTTAAATTGCCTCTCTAATTCAAAAGCATCCCCAACCCTATCCTTAAAATCTTTAATGGTAAGATTGAGAATGTCTTCTTTGGTCATTGAATAACCATATCTACTGTGCATTAAGAGAGAGAAAGCGTAATCCCACCTTATACGCTCTCCCCCTCTATCTGAGGGTGGGCGGTAACTTCCTCATTAAGATTCAAGGCTTGCACAGCTGCTACTAAATCCATCATGAAAGAATTGGAAGACATAAGTTCAGATATTTCATCTTCAGACTTTTCTGGAAAAGCATCAGATATCTGTCGTTTTAATATAAAACTCAAACCTTCCATAGTCTGAAGACTGTCACCAAGCTCTTCATCAGTAATAGGCTCTTTAATTATATCAATTAACAGTTTTGTTTTTGCTTCATCACCAAGATCATCAGAGTAAGACCTGATTTCGGCCACCTTCTGATCTTTAAGATGTTTCCTAAGCATCGCAAAATCTTTAAGAGTAAAGGGTTTAATCTCTACATCTCTATCAAGAATTTTTAATGTTACACCTAAGCCACTAGCTTCTTCTAAACTATCGTTACTCATATCTTTTCCTTTCTATATTACCAGCCTTTATATAAAGCTCCAACACCTGTAAATTCCAAACTTTCATCTACAAGAGCATCTACACTAACATTAGCATTAAAACCATTTATGATAGCCCAGCCTACATAATAGTCACTATCATTACTATCATTAAGCCAGAATCTTACTAAGGCTTTTCTACCCTCTTGATTAGCTACTTTATCATCCTGCCAATGACGTTCAGCTGAACCAGTCCAACTATTTAAGCCAGAAATCTGTTCAGTCCAACCTACTGTATCAAAGTTGGTTGTATCAAACAATTGAGTAGATGCATCAACTGACCAGCTCATAAAAGCACCAGCCGCAACAACCACATTACAATAATTGTATGTAGCTGTTACATCACCTGAAACACCCGCATCTAATGTAAGATTGCCATTGGGTCTCAGATCATAATACTGTGCCCCTACTTTACTTCCATTAACTTTTATAGTAGCTGCTGTTCCATCCACATCAGAATGAGCTAAATTAAGAGTAGCATCAGAGGTATTACCAACAACCTCATCAGTTACTGTAGTGTAGGTGTCAGAATGGAATTCAAATCCACCAACATATCCAATTAAAGGATCACCCATAACTAACTCCTATTTAACTAAAATTAATAACTGAACAAATCACTTGTACCAGTAAATTCTACTGTCTGTGACTCCAGATCATCTACTGAAACATTAACACCCCAGCCACTGAAAATAGCTTTACCCTGTAGGTAGTTAGTATCATTGTAGTAGAGCTTCAAAGTAGCAGTCGAACCTATATCCGAAGGTACAACCTTATTTGTATCATCTACACGTAGCTCGATAGAACCAGACCAGTTCTTCAAACCTGAAATCTGCTCTGTCCAACCTGTGGTACAAAAATCTGTGGTATCGTGAAGATTAACACCTACATCTAATGTCCATCCATTAGCGTGAAAATCACAATCTGAAACACCCGGAAGTATTTCACCATAGTAAACCGCACCGTTATAACCTATAATTTCAGCCATAAATATCTCCTATTTATAATGGATTCTATATTCATTTATTTTATGCCAACAATCATCTTCTTTCATTGGCCCTATTTCACCTGCTAAAATACAACCTATTGAATCAGATGAAGCTGTAAAGGGTAACTCTACCCTATTAAACGTATCATTAACATATCCTTCAAGTAACTCCATATTATTTAAGTCTCTATTTTTGTCCCAAATATCCATCTGAATAAATGTTTCGTTCAAATTAGTACAAAAATCATTAATAGGCGTATGTGTTACTATACTAAAGGTAATATAAGGCATTTTAGCTTCTGGTGGAGCCTCATTAAAGAATACACCAAACCGAATCTTAGAAGTACCCGGTTGCTGCACTGATAATACTAAATCAGAGTTAGTTCTGGCTTGATCTATTATTGCTTTTACTAACTTAAGTGACATCATCTGCTCCAAAACTCTTGTATAATGAAACCATAGAGGAATCCATACGATCAAAAATATTGTTAGCTATCATCTGAAAAACAGGTCTTTCACGTTGTATAGCAGGTCTCCAGTGAGGCCTTGGGGCTAAATATCGTTTCATATGCCTACGTCCATATTCTAAATCTCTTGCATATTTATTATTTGTGTAAGTCATAGCAGAATACCCTATATTCATATTACCTTTTAATCCTATACTTCTTATAGACCTAGCTAATTTACCTGTATCTTTGAAAGGAGCTTGTCCGGGTTTTGACCTAAAATTAGGTGGAATAGCTTTGAATCTTGTTATATCTTTCTTAATAGATTTTTTAAGATGCTTAGCCATGTCCCTTAATGCTTTAGGTACTTTTTTTGATATATCTAGCAAAACAACATCGGTATAAGAAATTAAAGTAGAATGTGGATAGCTATATACTTTCATTATATGTCCGGTTTAATGGCCTCTAAATCAACAGCGTAATGATGAGCTAAACCACACTCATCCCTTACATAAATAACATCATAACACTGATTTTTAATAATAACTCTATTCTCCTCACTTATGTCAAAGTCAAAAGAACTTAAGTACATTGTACCTGTTACTGTAGTCTGCTCTTTACCATATACAGTTTCTTCACCACCTGATTTACGTGTAACCCTCGAAAGAGGCTGCCAAGCACAAGAAATATCAGTATACTTATCAGTCCATCTTTCATAATAACTACCATAAGCATCGGAAGTTTTCTCAACTTCCTGAATGGTGCATGTTGAATTGAGTAAATGTTTAAGCATTTAAGCTATCAATAACCTCTTAAAAGGATTTAACTTCGCTTTTACTAATCCTATATTCAAATTTTGGAATATATGAGCCGGATTACCTAAAATACCTGCTGAATAACTATATTCGCCTAATTCTTCTTTAGTTAGAGTGGAATCATGCAGAATCATTTCATATAAGAATTTAACCAGTTCGCATGTAGCGGCTTGAATAGCATCAGGAACTGTTGCCCACCCACCTACATATGATATGTATACATTTCTTATACCTTTTGTATAACCCGAACCATCATACAATGAAGCTTGTTCTTTGTTACGTATCCTTACTTCAGGTTCAGGAGTACAAGGAATGTAAAGATCACACTGATAGTAAGAAGCCTCTTTTCCACTCTCTTTAACTAGAGAGTCTGGCCTATACATAGTGAAGTCTGTATTCAATTCATAAGACCAATTAGAATCTGATATATCACTAAACATGTCTGATATAACACTATAATCAGAATAAACTAAGGTCTCTTCAACCCATTCACCATTAGTAAGCTGTCTAAGTTCTAAAGCATTATCGGTTGTGCTTACAAAAGCTTGTGGTGATATCTCATGGTATATAGTAACAGCTGTTTCTTCCCCTATAGAAACTGATAATAGCTTCTGTACCGGATATCTATCTAAATATATTATACAATTTCCATCACCATTGTGCATCTCATTTGTGTAGGTTGTTGTTAATACATCCGTTTGTAGTTCGTCTTTAATCATCTGAGAGGCTTGTGTGATTAAAGTCTGAATAAACTCATCGTTATCAAACTTAACATCACCTAAGTAATCCTTTGCATCCGATAAAGCTATTAAATCACCTGTAGCCATAGGTCTATCCTAAAATATATTAATTAATTTATGTAATAGTTCTGTTATAATAATACTGAGGCAACCTAAAATGATAGCCGTATGCAATGTCTTACGCTTTTCCATTGTCCTAATTACTCTATCAATATTTTTCTTATTAGAGTCTACCTGACCTTTTAAGCCTATATTATGACCTTTACCATTTAAAGTAGCATTTATGGACTCAACATTATCTTCAACTCTTTTAAGTATAGCTATAACAACATCAACATCACTCATTACATACACTTTCAATTAAATCAAGCATTTGAGTAGCTAAAATATTAGAGTCAAAATTAGTTTTAGCTACTTCTATATTTTGTTTATGACAAGCTTCCTTATCTTTTTTAAGATCAAGATATGCTTCCTCAATTGCATCAGCATACTTGTGTACATCTTCTACATCTGCTGTATATTTTGTATATGGATTACCATTACCTGCTACTAACTGAGTACCACAAGCTAAAGGTTCTCTAACAGTTCTTGTTGCTATTTTATGCGGTGTTATTACAATATCAGCCGCATTAAAAACATTTAACAAATAATCAGGAGGAACTAAACCTGCTAACTCTCCTGTATGACCTTCATACTTTAGGGCATCCATAAAACAATTCCAACCACTCTCTAATCTACATCCATATACGTGCAACTTAGCTTCTGGATATCGTTTAGCAAACTCCCTAAAACCATGAAAAATGTAATAAGGGTCTTTATCTAACCGCCATATGTCAGCACATACTATATTAATCTCACCTTTTTCACCACTGAAATCAAAATCTGTATCAATTGGCTTCCAAAAACTTAAATCAACAGGGGCATTAAAAACCTCTATTGGTGTTTCCTTAAAAAGTAATTCTAAATAATCCTTGTAAGGTTCCCACAAAGTTATAACCCTTTTTAAGTTTTCGTTTTGATCTAAATGCCTATACAATGAATAAATAGGAATTTGATCTGTTTGTTCCAACAAGAATGAACTATAAGGTCTTCCATGAGCTATATGAATGTAAGGTGTATTGTAGCCTTCACCACTGAGTTTACTATCTAAACCCGAATGTGAAACGATGAAGTCTATCTCATCTTTTACAAAGTTATAATCAACAGAACAAACACCAGCTTCCTCATGTCCTATCTCAACTCTTGTGTTACTCTTTATTTGGTTTTCACCTGCTAATTCAGGGTTATTTTTCAAAGAATCTTTAATCTTATCTAAGTATTCTTGTTTTGATGGCCTAGGGTCATAAACAAAAGGGATATGACCCTTTACCATCTCAGCCATCATTAAATCATAAGCTGTACCATACATTCCACAACTACCACGACCTGTAAAAGGTACAACATGGGCTATCTTTAATGCTTTATTCAAGTTTAACTCCTTTCAACAGATTCAACTCAAACTCTTCATTAAAGAATACACTAAAAATATCTAATCATTTGAAATATTTTCAAATGTTTCCTTCATATTCTCAATGGACTCTTTAGCCTCTTTTATAGCTTTTTCTGCCCTTATTGAACCAGCTTTAGCAGTTCCAAAACCCAATATACCTAAGATACCAAATATGTATTCTGAAACCTCAAAATTGAACTGAAATTTAAGAAAACCAAGTACCACTGCAATTATGAGTACAATGTTAGTTTTCTTTCCCTGAAAAAACTTGTTTATTTTTGTGATTAAATCTACCATAAATTATTCTCCTATAAAAATGTCATTGCTGGATAGGGATTCCTGTGCGTTCTCTATCGCCGCACGTCTCTCTATCTTCTTAACCTTGTCTCTTACTGCGTCTAACATATCCTTCTTCACCAATGTGATAGCCTGAGCATTAGTGATAGACTCGATGGTATCATCCCTTCGTTGCTCTTGCTTGAGGTAAGCAGACTTAATTCTGCCTATGTTTCCATCCGGTATTGTTATCTCTATTGTTGCCATTAGAAGTTGCTCCCGAAGAATAATGCGTTGTAGGCTACAGATGTATCTTCCTTTTGTGCTTCTGTACCATCACCGCTGTTATATAAAAAGTCAATCTCTGACTGTGATAGCTCTTTATCGAAGATTCCTACTACGTCGATGTAGCCAGAATACTTGCTACTCCCCACGCTACCCCTGTTATTCCACGTCCCGATGTAAAAGTCCTGTGTATTCGAGAAATTAGCCATAGCAATGGACGACATATCACCGTCGTTAGTGCCATCAAGCGTGATGAATGACCCATTGATGGCAATTTTGATTCCGTTTGTCTCGTCGAATGTCGCGACTATATGCGTCCATGGCGGTGTGCCTGTCCATGTGGCTGAGTTCGCAACAGCCGCTGTGTAGTTCGCGTTATCACCGTAATCTGCAAACACCTTACCACCTGTTGTATACCCCACCGTTGCTCGGTTCTTTCCCCCTGCTGTCGCTTGCGTGCCGCAGAAGAATTGTGTTGTGCTGGGCGTAGAGCTGTTCGGCTTGACCCACGTCGCTATTGTGAAACTATCCTGAAAAGTATCCTCGAAATTAAGGTTAGTATTGATGTATCTATTAGAACTTGTCAACATCGCAAACGCATCATTGACCTTGCCTGTAATTGACATTACAGATGTGTTGGTAGCCGCTGTACCGTCTGTCAATGACGTACCGTCGTTTGTAATGGTACAGTTCGCAGCATCATCGTTGCATTTGTACTGCAGTATATAGTTGCTTGAAAGGTCAACAGCCATTAGCTAAAATCCAAACTCGCGACGCCATAGAAATCTGTGCCGTCATAGTAAAAAGTAACGATATCCGTACCACTACTCGTAAGGGTTGGGGCGGTTCCACCAGCCCAATTGACACTACCGCTCGTTGCCGCCCACGTCAATGTCGCTAACCCGCCATTCACTAACTTCAACGTAAAGTTACCAACGCCGTTAGCAGGGTCGTCAAGGGTGAGTGTAATGGTGTTCGCCGTCAATGTCGCCTTCTGCTTCTGTCCGTTAGAATCCCAATCGACAGTGAAGTTGGTAGTCTTGCTACCGTTGTCATACTCACTCTTGAAGTAAAGGCTCTTGTTGTAGTAGCAGATATACCCGCCGCTACCTACCTCTTGCGGGTTACATATCAAGTCAGTGCCATCATACTTTAAGCTCGCATCACCCGCTGTACCAAGAAGAAGCTCACCGTCATCAGGGAGCTGTACCTCTTCAAAGGCTACTATGCCGTCGTAGCAGCCTCCGGTTGAGAGTGTGCCGTCAGCATCACCAGGTAGGTACGTAAGCCCTGCATCGCCTGTGTCTGCTAACGAGCATCCTGTTATATCAAACCGGCTACCTGTTGCAGAACCGCTGAATGTGTTACCATTGATCTGACACCTTGCCTGACGATCCATGCCTAAGAACTCATTAAAATCAGGAGTACCCGTCGAGGTAATAGTTCTGTTTACACAAACTAGAGTACCACTGAGGGACAGGTTCCAATGGGTGTTGGCATCACCAATAATGGAATAGTTACCCTGTATTCTTACAATTGATCCCGCTTGTATGTTGATGTGGTCAATTGAGCATTCGTCAAAAACCATAGCATCGTCAGCAGCCATTGTGACCGTTGCACCATTATTGACCAATACAGCTCTTGTCGTAGTGCCGCCGCCCATAGTAAATCCGTCGATGGCCAACAAAGACTTTGGGTTCTTTACGACAAGTGACATACCAGCAGACGCCCCCCAAGTCACATCAGCAGGGGTGGTAGTGTTACCGAGCAAGACGACCTCGCCACCATCAAGCATACCCTCGAATACACAATCCTCTGTGATATCATCATCAGCTACTTGT